GTGCCCTGTTTTCACGTCATGGTTCTGCGTTACTAACATTTTGTTTTGAACACGTGTCCTTAGCCCACAGCGGGGTCTTAATCGGCGGAATGCAAACACGTTTGCAATTTAATCCTGCCTAAGGCGTTCGTATAAATGGCTACCAGATTTTCACTGGTTAAAGCCTATTGGGCATATACACACACACGGGGCACAAATGCAAATAGCACACGCACAGTGGAATGAAAAAACAAAACACTCCTCGTGGGCTATCTCACCGTTAAGGGGGGCCTGACTGGTTGTCAAACATCCCCGCTGGGATTAGATGCAGATGTGGGCGGCGGCAGATCTTTGATTTGAGATTCAATGTCTGCCATTTGTTGCGCAAGCTTCTCAAAATTACTGAGCAGCTCCTCGCGCTTGGCTTCCTTTGTCGCTTGAGCTTCGCTTGGTTGGGGAGCGGACAAGGATAAATGGGCTGCCGGAAAGTTGAGATGCTTGTTTTCCGCCTTCCCATGTGGTTTCACTTCTTCCGCTAGGATCGACTCGATTGTCTTGTCGAATGCCAGGCCCATCGGATCGCTCAATTGGTCGTTTCTCGCAGTCAAGTAATTCTTGATTGACTGGAATTGACTCGTTTTGAGGGTCACGTGGGTGCCTTTCCGTTGGTGGCGTAGAAGGTCGTTCAGTTCGTCGAAGAGGGACTTCCGAATCTTGTAAACTTTGGTGTTTTCGATCAAAGCTGTGGTAGCCCATGCTCGCAAGTCTTCTTGGTTGAAGGGAAATGACATTGTTGTTGTTGTGTGACTTTGTCTCCCCTAGCGCTTCGGAGACAACAGAGCGAAGTTGGTTGCGTGAGACCATGAAATGCTCATCGCGCTCCTCGTCTTCATCATCATCAGTGTCTTCTTTCTTCATTTCAATCAGCAGAGGTCGTTTGGCAGATCGCTGTCGCACTTCAAGCGCTTTTCCATGGCTTTCAAGCATTTCAAGCTTTGTTTTGAGTTGGTTTAGTTGCAGCGAGTGTTGTTTGCTGAGCAACTGAACAGTGGCTAAATCAACAGGAATGATAAGGATCTGGCACTGTTGCAAATTTGTGACTGTTGTTAAAGTTGGGGCAAGTGTGCATCCAACCGTGGGATTGTTGACAGTCAAAAGCGCAGTCCACTGAGTTGCAGTCGTGGAAGTTGTGGAATATGAAATTGTGGCAGCAGAGACAAAAGTGTAAACACCAGCCCCAGTGGCACCAAGAGTGCCCCATGCCGCAGCTCCAGAAGAAAAAGTGGCATAAAGCCACACAATGAAATTTTGGATTCCTGTTGGGATGCTAATGACTCCGGTGTTTGCATTATAGGAACAAGGGAGTGACGCCTCTGTGTCAAAGTTGGGCGCAATTCCAAAAGGGAGGACTGTAGTTCTGCTCCCATTTCCATGCATGCTGTAGATTGATGCAGATTGGTCGTTGCCGTCATCCATTGGATTCCAGAACTTGACTTTGTAGCTAATTTCCCAACTGCCTTGAGGGGCAAGCTGACCACCTGCCGCAGAGTAAGCATTCAGGATAACAACGTTGACAATTGCCTTGTTGACAAGACGCGGCTCGGAGGTGACGGCGCCAGAGGTGTAGAATTTATTGCCTTGTCCGTTGCCTTTCATAGGGACTGTGATGGCACCAGGTCTGCAATAAGAAAAATCTCTGCGAGAGGGGTGTGCTTCAGCAGTGAGAATTCTTTGATTTAGTGAAGAACTGAGTGTGTCAGCGACATCGTAATCCACATAGGCAACCATTTGGCCATCCACGTTTGTGGAAGAAGATGGCTTCCAGTGGAGAGTCATTGAACCAGTCCAGTTTTCAAAGAATTGGGCGTTGGCAATTAGGCGACGTGGGCCAAGGAGCCGGGGATTGAACACCAATTGGAGCACCTGAGTGCCAGGCGTGGTGTAGTCAGTTTGCCCAGCGGATGTTCCTTGCGGAAGCAATTTGCCGAAGTATTCATGGCCACTGATCCAGGTTTCGTTCATCCCACCAGACATTGTGAATTTGGTGCGTCGGGGACGAGTTTGAACCATTGAGCCAAGGGGGTATGACTTAGTCCCAGAACGGCCATTTGAACCTTTGTGAGATTTGCCTTTCCTTGACTTGCCTTTCTTGCCGCGCTTCTGCGACTTGGAGCGCTTTCGAGAACTCTTTCGAGAACTCTTGCGAGATCCCTTTGCGCTGTGGCTTCGTTTTCGGGAAGACATTGGTGCGTTTTGGGGTTGGGAAATGAGTTTGTCAGCGAGTCTTTTGACTTCTCGCTTTTGCTCTTTTTCGTAACGGTGAAACTGCTCGTCAAGATGTGAGCTGTTCTTAGTGTTGTGCTTGAACTTGGTGTTTTCCTGAAGGTCGCGAGTGAACTTTCTTGCTGGTCCAGTCGTAGCCGTGTTTCCGCGCTTGACACTGTTTGTGCCTCCGATTGAGTCAAATGCGTCGTTGAATGCGTGGTGGATAACTCCGTTCTTGAAATAACTAGCTGCCCTTTCGATGTGAGGAGCGGCTGTTTTTGCGATTGTGTCAAAGGTATCGCCAATTGTTTGGGCAAACTTAGTTCCTTTGATTCGATGTGCAAACGTTTCTCAGAATGGCGAGGCGCCAGGAAAAAATTCTTCGATGATGTTTTGGATTTTGTCCAGATGGGGGGAGAGTTCTGGACTGTCCGACTCACGGCCAGAGTACAAAGCGAGCAATGTCGCGTCGGAGAGGTAAGCTTTCTTAGCCGTTTCCCACGGACTTTGGGAATTCATCGAGTCAAGGTCCTTCCAAGTGCTGAGGTGTTTTTCAATACAACCCCGAACCATTTTCCGGATGTCAGGATCACCCCATGAAGCAATACGAATACCGCAGAGGCGATTGAGTTGGCCGTGTGGGGTGTTGCGGCCATTGTCAGGAGCATCAGAGCCACCTTGAATAATAGATGAGATGACTCGTTGTGGATCAAGGACATGAAACACCGCTGAGTTTTCACGATCGTATCGGAACCCGAAGGCAAGGAATCTGAGGAACCAAATTGAACGCCAGTTGAAATCAGGGCTTTCAAGTGTGACATTGAAGTCAAAGAACAAAGTGTCAGCGATGTAACTTCCAGTAAACAGGTGTTGAATTGATGTGTGCACAGTCATGATGATGTCATCGCCAAGACCAACAAACCTCACGCGATCATTGAAATTGGCAAGAAGGTTTTCAGTCCCAAACATTTTCGCGAAGCAATATAGAATGAGAAATGTAAGGAAGCGCGTGTTGTCCCAAGTCGTCAGAAATTGCCCTGAGAGGTTACCACCGCGCTCCTCATCGCCTTTGAGGACAACAGTGCCGTCAGGCAGCACTAAGGGCGCACAATAAATGCTTGAACGTAGATTGAGCATTCGGGTTTTGTTTGCGATTGTCGCATCTTCGTCGTTGAGCATGTCATAGTCCATGTGAAGAAGCATTTGGGAGACACGTTCATGAAGGTTAGAATCCATCTTGGAAACATCGAATTCATAACCACCGAAAAAGCCAGGTTCAACAAGATAACGGAACAAACGCTCAGTCCCGCCATAAAATGGTGAGAAGCCCAGCGCAGTCCATGACTTGAGAGGATTGGCTGAGATTTTGAGTAGTTGATCTTGGTATAAGCGACGCACGCATTGGACGTGGGGCGTAGAAGTGGGAGTGATTGTACGCATTTTTCCGTCTCGAACTTTTTGAGTGAGTCGTAATTCATGCTTGCTGCCAACAGTGTTAAAGGCAGTCCACTTCCCGGATAGCAAATGAGAATTCCAAATGGAGTAAAGGTATTGTCTTGCGTCCGGATCAGAAAAGAAATGTTTTTTGGTGGGGTAAACTAGGTTTTCGGGCCAACCATTGGTTTTTGATTGATCCGTATAGCTGGCGGTCTCCTCCCAGGTGACAACACGAGAGTTGCCACACAATGAGAAATAATGTGTATGGTTAGCGCTCCAAGCTGCGTCCCAAATATCAGAATCATAATCGTAGACAGGTTTGTTGTCGAAACGAATAACGCTCTTCATTGCAAGGGTTGGGTTGGTGCTATTCATAATCATACTGGGAGGGTATTTGGTCGTCCATTTTTCTTCGTCTAGGTAATCACGAAGAGGATGGTCAGGATGGGTCTTGGAAGATTGAGTCGACCCACCACGAACTTTGCCAAGGACTTTGAAACGGCTGGAAAGCTCAGGGTCAACTTTGACGTAATCACCATCAAAGGAAATAATATTTTCCCAAGCATAGCCAGGATGATTCGCCAGCCACGGCGCTAGTTTTTTCCAGTCATGCGCTGTGCGGTTTGAATATGCGCAAGGATGAGCCGTTCCCACACGGCAGAATTGATGTTGGTAAATTTGCCACCGGGAGATCCAGCGTGAGAGCCCAAACACTCACCTTGAGCATTACAAACGGGGGCACCGGAATCTCCAGGCACAGTCGTTGCTTTGTGGTTGTAGATGGGGGCGATTGTGATTCCCAGCTCATGGAAGTAGGCTTTGTCACTTTTCCCAGTACAGAAGTTTTGAGTTAAACTCAAGTTGTTGTTTTGGTCGAATAGAAGCAAAGCAAGTGCGTCATTGATGGTTGGTTCAATGAAAGAATGTTTGACGACGTCCATATTCTCAGGAGCCAAATAATAGGCGAAGTCATGGTCACCATCAGGAATCCAAGCACCATGTGGAGTGTCGGTGAGTTTGGCGAGTTCGGTAACATGCTGAAGCCCACGTCCAAATTTCAATGTAGGTCGACCAGTAACGTCAACGAGACCGTGCTTCCGAACAACAAGGATTTTGGGGTTCCATCCCTTTTCAGTGTAGCAAGGTTTGCCAAGACACACGGCGTAACAGGTTGAACGGTTTGACATGGATTCAGCAGTGGGCGCAAACAGCTGGCCAACCGCGTCAATATTGGCGATGTTCATTTTTGGGGAAGCGCTGTTAATTGACTCGGGCCGGGGAATGAACGTGGGGATTTCCGCTTGTCGAAAATTGAGTGGACCCTTGGTGGCGCGCTTTGATTCGACTTTGGGCTGGGGAGCAGGCTTTTCCACATCGGAGACCACAAGCACAAGCTGGTTTTCAATAAACGCATCAAGGATATTGAGATCAGTGTAAACACCAGTTTTGCACCTAGAGAATTTCACAGCTTCATGAAAAGTAAAGCCAATTGTTTTGAGCTTCTTGTTCCGCTCCTCATTGTGCTTTTTGATCCTAGCACAGTGTGGACACACATCAGGCATATAATTGTGTTTGCACGGCTTCATCTTCTCAACAGGTTTGGAAAGCTTAGGTGCATGTGCCGGAATGGATTCTGCAGGAGTTGGACCGTCATTTCTTTCAATCTGGCATTTTAAGCAAAGAACGTTTTTCACATCCTTTCGCTCGTTGCCACATCGAAGACAAACGATAGTTGGTGGAGGTGTTGAAGGCATTGGGGGACGCTTTTTCTCAGGCTGTTTTGTCTCGAACGGATTGAATTCAGGTTCAGAGTCAAATTTGGGGGGCAAAGAAATAGTAAAAGCTTTTGCCCCACTTTTGAGCACATCCATCGACTTGACGGTTTGAGTACTGTCTTCGTCCGTAATAGTGTTTTTGGGGCCGAAGATGTTTCTCAAAGTGCCGCCGCTTGCTGAAGCAGCGACGTCAATTCCGAGTGGCTCAAGACGAATTGGGACAAGTTGGCCGTTGGCGTCGTAATGGGCTTGGATCATACTGATACCGGCATGTTGATTGTCACCACGTTGAGAACCGAGTCTAAGGCGGTTAAGGGCGTCCATCATTTGAGGGGAACCCCACTTGTACATGACGTTACCCATGACCACGGGGATGCCTTTAGGAATGGCTTCACTCGCGTACCAGTCGCCGATTGATGACCACGCCGATTGCTTGTAGTCAACATCAAAGGGGTCAGCCTCCTTTGGATCATAGGCTTGAGTGGCGATTGCAACACTCCGTTTGGATTGCTTATGTTTGTCCTTCTTCTTACTGAAAAAACCTTCGAGTTGGACGCGCTCATGGCACACCACAAGTTCAGTGCCGTGGCGCATCGTTTCAAGGATTTCTGGAGCATTCAGGATATTGGTCAACTGGGGTGTAGTTTCACGGCCGCACTCACCACAATGGGGGTGACGAACTGACTCAAAGGACTGGATGAGCTTGGTGCCGAGGTATCCAAACGCCAAACCAAAAACTGCACGGAAGACGAGTTCAAGGAAATGACTGTCCCGACAGTAGAGATCCTGACAAACGGAGCACTGTACAGTAATGACAGTGGGCACACCATTGCTCAATACAACGTGGTCATATGCGGCTTCAAGTTGCTGAGCAGTTGAAACATTGTTAGCCATACCAAGCTTGGCAAGTTCAAGAACTTCCGGCTTGATCGAACAAGTTTTGCAAGTAGGAAAGTTACCGTGGTATTTGGCTCCGCATCTGCAAGTTCTTTGAGATTCAGGGAGAGACGAGTAGACAATGAAGGCAGCGGCGGCTGTGGCTAAACCAACAGCTCCAAGTTTCTTGTATTTTTCACTGTCGGAACAGTTGCGAAAGGGTTCAGCAACGTAATCCTCGGCTTTGTTCGGTGTAAAATCGCGCATGAAACAGCGCGAAGGACTTTTGAATTTGCAAATACTTCCAAAAATGTTGTTGGTTGTTTCCCAAACGCCACAAGCGGAACATCTATTGTTGCATTGGTACTGAGAAGGGGGTTGCATGACCGGACCGTATTCTCCAGAACAAGTTTTGACCAGCCACATAACAGAGGTACCATGTTGGTATTTGTAGCATGTGAGAGTGGTTGGACCGCTCAAGTCAATCAAGGAAACTAAAGTCCGTTCCACGATAAAGAAATTTTCGCGAAAGAACTGGTACAATTTGTTAGGGTTTCCTGTTGGTTCGGTTGAGGGAAAGTTGTCGGTTGGAATAAGCGGGAGTGAGTCACCGTCTTTTAGACCAATTGGGGTTGTCGGAGGGCGGATTTGATCACCACAGTAGATGTTGTTGGACTCATCAAAAGTCACACGGGATTTCTTTGTTGCTAAACACGTTGAGCATTCACCAAGAACGCGGGCAGAGTCACCGCAAGTCGAACATTTCTTGGTTTCAGCAATTGTGGAAGGGAGCGTATCACCTTGAACAAAGTTGTCTTTGATGTCGGGAATGTTGCTAAGGTCCGCATTTTCAGCGCCAGAGGTTTTGGCTTTCATCATGTTAGGACGATGTTCAGTGCCACAAACGTAATCCATCAAAGTGTGGAATGTGCGAGCGGAATCGCCGAAGGCTCTAAATGGGGATTGAGTTTCCTTGGGCGGGTAAAGCACTTGGTCGGCGGCGGTCAGTAAAAAGACAGGCATATTCTCACGAACAGCGTGCTTTCGTCGCTTAGACAGAGACGCCGTAGACTCAAGTTTGGTATCAGTATCACTGTAGCAAGAGGCAACTGCTAAGCCAGTGAGTAATCCAGCTAAGATGGTTGTGCCGGACACACCAGTCAAGCGCTCAACAATTGACTGGACAGGTTGTTGGGGGAGGGTATTGGAAGTGTCCCGTTTGCTTTCAGGAGTGAACGCGCGAGCGACACTAGCAAATGGGGTAACTTGGTCGACAATTGGACGTATCGAACGGATGCTTGAATCAATGGCGGTTTGTACCATCTGCACAGAAGCATTAACGCGACCGAGACTTGCGTCCACGGTTTGAGTAATTGCATTAACACGAGAGGCAATTCGATTGTCAATATGGTCAATAGCGGAGGCAAATGCGCTGCAAAATCTTGGGTATCCGGCGACTAACATTAAAGTGAGCACACACGTACACAAAGCAGCAGGATACGGCTTGAGCAGAGCAAAGAAAAGGGCTGCCCAAGACACGACCCATCCTAGCATAGTAGAGAAGCTAAGACTTCCGCTCATCAAATGTTGGCTCAGGTTTCTGGAGCCACCAGCTGGGGATTCCTTCCCGGATTTGAAGAAGCGTTTCTCTTCCAGTGATGATGCAGTAAATTTCACCGATG